TATCTTGTCACAATTGACGATGAGGTTAAATGATATATAAATAATACACGTTTGATATGCTGCAATTATTAATAATGGCACTGAAAAATAAGGGAGAAATAAAATGAGTTTTATGAATCTTAAAGCATTGTCTAATTCAATTGATTTTAACGTGAATAGTATTTACGATGTGTTTGTGTATTTCGTTGATATTGCGTCCGATCGCTTAATCGAAACTCGGTTTGTCGATTGTATTGACGCATACGGGCTTAGGGATGTACTTGACGGTGGCGTGTTTTACGTTCCGGGCGCAGTCTGTTTGGGTTACCGTATTAATCGGTGATTGAGAAAAAAGGAGAATTTGAGCATGTTTTGCAAGCGTAATGTTTGTGATTCGTATGTGTCGGATTATGTGTTTGCGTATTGTCGTGATATAGTTGATTTGATGCGGCGGGGATTGTGGGCGGGGTAAGGTGTGGTGATGGCCTATTAGCTCAGTGGTTAGAGCGGCATTCTTATAAAATGTGCGTGCCGGGTTCAATTCTCGGATAGGCTACGCGATTGTGATATATTTGGGCATGGCATGTCATTCGATGTGTCATGACCTTTTTTTATTTGTGAGGTGATTTGATGGATATTAGTTCGATTGTAACCGTTGTCGGAAGTGTAGGGTTTCCGATCGTCGCGTGTTGTGCTATGGCGTGGTTTATCGCTACGACGTTTAGCGATTTTAATGATTTGATGACTAAGAACAATGTTTTGACGGAAGAACTTATTGCATTGCTTGAGAATAATAAGGGTGATAGTGATGATACGAATGTGGCGTAGCGTGTTGGCGTGCGTGTGCGCGTTGTCATTGTTTTTTGTGCCATCTGCAAGCGCGGACATGCGCGGGGTGGATGTGAGCAATTGGCAGTGTGATATTGATACGTACGCGCTTGACGCTGATTTCGTCGTGGCGGGGGCTACATGGGGTGTCGGCGGTTTCAATAACATGTGTCTGATTAATGGTGTGAATCAGGCAGCGAACTATCAGCTCGGGCGTGCGGTGGATAGTGGCAAAAATATCGGCGTATATCATTATGCAATGGGGCGTGACGCGAACGCGGAAGCTGATTTTTTCGTTGATAACGTGCGTGGATACGTTGGTAACGCGGTGCTTGTTTTGGATTGGGAGTCTCAGGATAATCCGCAGTTTGGTAATGGCGCGTGGATTGAAACGTGGGTTCGCCACGTGCATGATCGCACGCAGGTGTGGCCGATTGTGTATGTTCAGGCGTCAGCGCTGGGGCAGCTTACTTCGTTCGTGCGTGAGCATTGTGGTGTGTGGGTCGCTCAGTATGCGTCAATGGCTGTTACCGGTTATCAGGAAAGACCATGGCTGTATGGTGCGTATGGTGAAGCCATGCGTCAGTACACGTCGAACGGATATGTGTCGGGGTATGCCGGACGATTGGACTTGAATTATTTTCGGGGCGAACGATGGCAGTGGGATGCATACGCGCATGGCGACGGTGTGAATGTGTCCGCGCCGGAAACGAACACCGGTGGTAATGTCGCGCAGTCTGCTTGCGTGGTGGTTGCGTCGGGGGATACGTTGTCGGGCATTGCCGTGCGCACCGGATTGTTGCCGTGGCAGTCGTGGTACGGGTATGGGTCGGGCAATTCGGCTGTGATTTATCCGGGCGAAACCGTGTGTTATGGCGGTGGCGTAGTTGCACAACCGGATACGGCGCGTACGCATACGGTTGTGTCCGGTGAGTCTTTGTGGTCGATTTTCGGCGGTGATTGGGCACGTGTCGCGTCGCTTAACGGTTTGTCTAACCCGAGTTTGATTTATCCGGGGCAGATTTTGCGTTATTGAGAATCAATATCAATAATCGGCGTGTCGCTTTTTGCGCGCGCCGATTTTTGTGCTATAAATATTTATGTCGCCAAAATGGTTGACAGAAAATAAAACAGATACAAAGGATAACGAACATGCGAAAGATACGTAAGGTAATCGCGGACAGCACCATAAACTATTATGACCGAGATGGCGTAGTGCAGACATTCCACACTAACGGAAACGTTCGTAACGTTGAAATGGCCGTAAAAGTGCTTATGGATGCCGGTATTGTCAATATCTTGGTTGACGACATCACCGTAAACAAAAACATATATGTTATGGACGTTGATACGTTCATTGAGCACGCGGAACGTGTCGCAACTGACGTAACCGGCTCCGATACTGGCAACGATAACGACGAAATCTGAAAGGAACTGAAATGAACGAGGAAAACGAACAGATGAACGACGACAACGTGAATGAAACCGCACAGAACACCGCTGACAACTATCGTTACATTTGCACGATGGATAACAGCACGTTCGAGGGCAAACGCGCCATCGTCAACGCATGTAATAGTGCTTTGTCGCTGAACGGATGCGGTGCGAAACCGTTGACGGTTGTCGGGGCCTACATCGCGCCGGGCGTACGATCTCAGACCGGTCAGAAATGCGCAAACGTCTATCTTTTCGGAAAAGACGGCAACACGTATTTCAGTCAGTCACAGGGGATCTACCGCAGCGTGTTGGATATCTACGATATGTTCCCCGATTTCAACGTACCGGACGGCATCACCGTCGCGGTCAAGCAGACCCCGCTGAACGGTGGTCGTTCCACGAAATCGCTTGAAATCAAGTAGTTCGGAATGAAACAAAAAAGTGCCATACATGCTATGGCACTTTTTTTTATAAGGTGGTGAACATGCCGAGAGCACATAAACAAGCGGACATATTGACCGCGAAACGCAAACGCGTGCGCCGCGCTATAAACAGTCTGAAAAAAAGCATTACCGACACCATGCCCGAAAGTGAAGCGAACGCGCGACGTTCTTACATTCAGCGGCTTGAAACGCAGTTGAAAAACACGTATGTTGGTCGTGTCCGTAATAGCGGCATGCGGAATGAACTGTATCAGCGTGCGAACGAAACCGTCGATAAACTCGTGCAACAGGTGGGCGAGGTGCGAGGTGGAAAAGGGCGGGCGAGGGAGCGTGCGCGTTCGTTCAATATTTTCCGTGAGGAAATGCGCATGGCGTCCAAAGGAATGCCGAGCGCGTTGGGAGAGCTTGGCCGGGAAAAAGTCAAGGTGTTTTGGCGATACACACAAAACATATGGCAGAAATCGAACGTTCCGCCGAACAAACGGCTAGAAGCCATCATGAAAGCATATGATGCTGAGTCGCTTAGCGAACTTTTTGATACTATCATGCAACGAAATGAAAAGGTGTTGGAGTACGCCAAAAATATGAAAATGCACACAGGTGAATTGGAGGATTACACGGACGTTGACGGTGGTAGTCCGATTTGGCTTATTGCGGTCTCACCTGATATAGTACGATGATAAAGCGCAAGAAATTTAAGATCGCGGCGATATTCGACACCGAAACAACGAATATTGGTGAAGATGCCGAAACACGCGCATACCCGATATTATACATTTTCAACGATTTGCGTGCTACGCCACTGGAATCGTACACTACCGAGACGGACGATGTACGGTTTTACCGGCATACGTCTGAAGCGTTGACGTATATTGACAATCTTATTGACTATGGGTGCACGCACGATTATATCCCGATAATCGCGGCCTATAACCTCATGTTCGACATGCAAACTCTCATGTTGGAATTGGCACAGTCGTACGCGATCGAGGTCAATGCGCAGACCGCTACAAGCGTGTATACGCTCGATTTGCGCGTAGGCGATAATGTGGTGTGCCGTTTTTGGGATACGTTTTATCTCGAAATGGGCGGACTGCGCGCGATGGGCGAAACATGTGGATTGCCGAAAGCGGTGGGCGATTGGGATTACTCACTTGTGCGTACGCCTGAAACACCGTTGACGGAAGAGGAAAAATTTTACGCGCGCCGCGATGTGCAAGTGATACCCCAATACTTGCAATGGCTGCTACGCGCTAATCATTGGCTAACGTCTGATATGCTGGGGTGCCGCGTGCTTACCAAGACGTCGCTTGTGCGGCAGATGGCGCGGCGTGAGATTGGCGGGCGGCGCGTCACGCTGCAAAGTGGTAAGAAAATCACATTGCAACGTGCTTTCGAGATGACGTGCAATCAGGAATTTCCGAAGGATTACAAGTCTTATGCGTTGCGAAAGGCGTGTTTCCGTGGCGGATTGACGTTTACGAGTGCTAAAACCGCTAGTGTTGTCGTGGATAACGTCGCGTCCTTGGATGTCACGTCAATGCATCATGCTTTCATTAATGGCCGGCGTTTGCCGGTGAAATTTGCGGCAGCGCCTACGGAAGTTTTGCAAATCGCATGCGAACGCATTGTTAATACGTCGCTTGAAGATGTGTTGCTGAACTATGATGACCCGTTTCTTATGGGGTTACATGTTGCGGTGAGATTCGTAAATCTCAGATCTCGCGAAAACACATGTTTCGAGTCGTGGGGGATTGCAATATGCCCACGTTCCAAGTTTGTGAAAACGTTGCAAGCGGATACCGATTACAGCAATAACGAACGTGCGAGGACACAGGAAAACAGTGTTAGGGCGCATGATTACGTTGACAGTGCCGTTAATCCAACGTATGCTTTCGGCAAATTGTATCGCGCGGACGAATGCATATTACATGTTAATGAAATTGAATTGTGGAACGTGGCGCAAGTGTACGAGTTTGACGAAATGCATGTATTATACGGTGAAGCAACCACTAAGACGATCGTTCCGCCCGATTATGTGACTCTACAGTCCAACATGCTTTTCGCACGGAAAACCGACGTGAAAAACCTTATTAAGGGATATACCGAGGGCGTGCCATACGCGGGGGATATACCTGAATCGATACCGGAGGGTATCGCGCACGACGCGAAGACAGGCGATTTGAGTATGAAATTTCTGCAATCTTATTACGGGTCTACGGTTAAGGGGCAATTTAATGGCATATACGGCACACAGGCGCAGGACGTTATGAAAGCGGATTATCACGTGACGGAAACCGGCGAACTTGAAGTCGATAAAACCACGGTATGCACTCCCGATAATTTTGCGAAAAAACGCCCGAAAACACCACGCGTCCTATACACGTACGGAATACGAATCGTAGCGGGCAGCAGAATGCACCTATTGATAGCTATGATGCTGATATACCGTCATTTCGGCGCACGCGTAGCGGTCACGGGCGGCGATACCGATAGTCTGAAAATTAGTTGCGATGACGATGTGAGCGACGCGGAATTGCTGGACGCGCTCAAACCGCTGCATAACGCAATCGAAAACGCGATCAACCGCACCATGCGACGCGTCCGAAACACCGCGCCCGACATGGCGTCAACGCTAGACCATATCGGAAAATTCGAGGTTGAGGACTGTGGCGGTGACACGCGTTATGCCGAACATATGGAATTGTGGAATAAAGCACGCGTCAGTTTGGACAAAAACGGGCGCGTACATGTCACTTGCGCCGGACTTCCGCGACCGGACGGTGTGTACACCATTGAAGATTTTATAGCCGATGTCATGCATGCGGGGCACGGTTTCCGCGAAACCGTGCAAATGTCGCTCGGTTATGACGTATTGGTAGATTATGAGATTTGTCATACATTGCAACGCAATCGCCCGCATGTATGTGACAGGTACGTTGGCACCGTCACCGATTATCGGGGCGCGACATATCATGTTGACGCGCCGGAGGCGATAGCATTGTATCCGTCTGGCAGATGGCTAGGAGAATCGGATAAACAAGCTAACGGTGAGAATCTGACATATATCCGAAACACGTATAATAGGAATGCGGAAACAATGCCCCGCGAACTTATTATGCGGGATGGCAAACCTATGATTGTGAGTATTGATGGCGAAATATTATTATGATCGACTTAAGACACTGATATTACCACGAAACGCAGATGTGAACATGATTATCGGCGCACGTGGCCTAGGTAAGACTTACGGTGTACGAAAATACATGATAGAGGATTACTTAAAAAACGGGTACTGTTTCGTTGAAGTGACACGCTTTCGTGAAGAAAACAACGACGTCGCGGCGAACTATTTCAGCCGTATTGTACAAGATGGTATTTTTCCTGATTATGAATTTCGGACAACCAATAAAATAGCCGAAATTCGTAGAAAGAAAACCGGCAAGAAAGAAAACGAATGGAAAACAATTGGATATTTTATACCTTTGTCGTTGCAGCAGCAGAAAAAGAAAAGCACGTACGTTAACGTACGCAATATTTGCATGGATGAAATCATTATAGATAATGATGACCGGTACCACACGTATCTGAAACACGAGTTCGAGCAATTGGCGAAACTTGTGGATACCGTCACACGCGAACGTGCCGACGATACGGAACTGCGCAAACCGAGAATATTTCTGCTCGGTAATGCTTGCGACGCGTTCAACCCGTATTTCCAACATTATGATGTGCCTCTGGAGCCCGAGTTCGGCTTGCAATGGCTGGGCGGGAAAACATGTCTGTTCGACTATGTACGGGATGACGCGTACGCCGAGCAGAAAACAAAGAATACAGTGTCGGGTCGCATGCTGAAGAACAACGATGACATGACCGCAAAAAACAGGTTCAAACGGCACGACACCGATTTTATCGAAAAACCGCACGGACATGCAAAACTTACGTATGTTTTCCGATGGCTGCGACATGAATACGGTGTCTATGTCGATTTGCGTTGTGGATACGTCTTCGTATCCTCGAAATACGACGGTGGTGCGCACGTCCCGTATTTCGCCATCACAAGGGACGATAACAAACTGAACTATCTTACCGCGAACATGACGAAGGATTTGATTAGAAATCTCACGTCATATTACGCGTTGGGTTATCTGCGCTATGATATGGTGGAAACGCAACACGCCGTAAGCGAAATGCTCAGAAATTTTGGCGTAAAATAAACACGGCATACGCAAGGTGTCGTAACGAGGGCGATAAAACATTATCATTGATAACCACGGTTGACTCCGCCAATGATATGGCCGTGAGGGAAAAGCGCGCCGTTCATCGCTGTGAATCATGTTGCAAGTATGTTATTCTTAAGTCGTGCCGGTTCGGTATTCGTTCACCGGCACGACTTTTTCATATATGAAAGGAAAAATAATGGATGACGAAACTTCCGAGGAAAGGGACACCGCCGAACGCGATGACCTCACCCCCGACGAATCGCATCGCGTAGACGAATTCGATGACTTGCGCGACATGCTGCGTGACGTGCTGGACAAGGTGAGCGCGATCAGTGACCGCACGGACGCGATCAGCGAACGAATCGATGGCATATATGACAATTTCACCGATTCCGTCGCGCAAATGGTTGAAAACGGCGCGACCGTCAAGGAAAACGACGATGACGCGGCGGAAGCAATCGCGCAAGCGGCGGCGGAAGACTTGGAAAATCTTGACTACACGCTTTAATCGATAGGAGAAAATATTATGGCTGTAGACAATGCGACAATTTTGGATAAGGTGCGTATCAAGGGTACAGACGATTATCAGCAGCGTATCCCGAGCGCGACGCAGACAGGCGTTGCGAACACCATGCGTTACTTGTTCGATCCGATGAACCGCCAATATTTGAACGATTGTGTTTGGAGCATGGTCAATCGTATCGGACTTACTGTAATGGCGCAAAACGCGCCGTTTGAAAACCCGTTGTCGATTTTTAAAAAAGAAAATCTGTATTGGGGTAGCACCGTGCAGGAAATCGCCGTCAAGTGGATTAAGGCACACGGCTACAAGGATGACGCGGAAGATTTGCTGAAAATGCACCGTCCCGAAGCGGCGGTATGGTTCTATGAAATGAACCGCAAAGACCAATACCCGATTTCATGGACGGATGATGAATTGCGTCAGGCGTTCGTGGATGATTTCGGTTTGAATCGTTTCGTTGCGCAGATTATGGAAACGCCCCGTAATTCCGACAATTACGACGAAATGAATATCATGCTTGCGCTGATTCGTCATTACGAACAGAATCTTGGTTTCTACAAGGTGCATCTTGACGCGGTACCGAGCGACGAAACGACCGCTAAGACGTTGCTCAAGGCGTTGCGTGCGACCGCCGGACGCATGCAGTTCCCGTCAACGCAGTACAACGCGCTGAACGTGACCGATATTCCGGCGTACGCTAATCCTCAGCAAATGGTGCTGCTGGTCGAACCGGAATATCTTGCATCGCTCGATGTCGATGCGTTGTCAGCTGTGTTCCAGTTGGATAAGGCCGACGTGCCGTATCGCATCGTTCAGGTGCCGAGTCTTGGCATCGATGGCGCGGTGGCGTTGCTTGTTTCAACTGATTGGTATCAGGTGCGGGACACTATGTATGGCACTACGCAGTTCTACAATCCGCAAACTGTTTCCAACACGTTGTATCTCAACCACTGGGGCATTTATGGCGTGTCGCCGTTTACGCCGTGCGCATTGTTCACTACCGACGCGGGCACTTCCATCAAGGTTGTGACTCAGACAGTGACCGGCTTCACGCTGACCCCAACCACGGGCACCGTCAAGGCGGGCGACCTTATGCAGCTCACACCGAAGCTCGCCGCCACCGTCACGCCAACCGGCACCGCCATACAGGTGGCACCGAACGCGGCGACGTACGAGGTTGCGGCGAACCATGCCGCAAGCGGCGATGACGCGCATGGTGCTGCGTTCGACCTCAACGTCAATACGTTCGTGGATGATCAAGCACGCTTGCACGTGCAGCGTGACGGGCTTGTGGCCGGTGACGTCATTACCGTGACGGGCACCGCCACGTATGTCAATCCGAACGGCGAGACTACGGAACATTCCGCAACATGCACGTTCACCGTCGAATAGTCTGAATCGACTATGGTATAAAATGAGTGGTGCTTCATGTGAAGCGCCACTCATTTTTCGTATATGAAAGGATGCGATATGGATTTTCCACATCTGCAAAATGCAACGGCGTTTCCCGGCACGGATACGCGCGTATACGATCAGTACCGCAACGTTTTCGATTACAATGTTTGGACGCCAAACACTGTAATCAAGCTGTGCCACGTGAATTGGTACGATGATTACCACGACGTCGTGAAATTCCTCGATGACACCACAAGAAACGAATGGTTTGACAACCTAGACGGCGAAACCGTCAAACTCACAACGAACATGTATATCGCACGCGCCGACGCGGACGGTATAAAATTGCCCGTACCTTACATGACGGCGCAACAGTATAATTACATTGTCGTTGACTTTTCGCATGACATTATCAATACGCCATATCAAAAAACCGACGTGCAGACACGCTATCATTTTTTCATCACTTCCGTACGCGCGGAAGCGCCGAACACGACAACATGCACGCTTATGCGCGACATATGGACGGATTATATCAACAGCACCACAATCAACGGAATGGTGCTGACACGTGGGCACGCGCCGTTAACGGAAATGACACCGCAAGAACTGTTGAAAAACCCGCGCGCAAATTGTCGTGATTTCACGCTGCCCGACGTTGACTATGGTAACGCCGCATCGAATATCAGAAAAAACACACCGATTAATCTGCAAAACGGCACAAGATACATCTGTTTAGCCGCAACGTTTTCGTCCGAACAATTGCAAACCATGAGTAACGTGCGGGGCACGAACATTACAGACACTGACCCAACATATAGTAATAACGACGATGTGGTAACGGGTTTCGCATGGGGTGCCGGAAATATTTACACGTCAAACGTCACCGGTGCGGGTACATCGTATAACTCCGTTGACAATCTTACTGCAAGCAACGTAAGCGTGTATGCGCTTGAATCGTCCAAAATCTCGGGCGATTATTTCGATACGCTTTTTGCGTATTATCCACATATCATGTCACAGATTACAGCGGTGTTCGTCGCCACCGCAAACATGATACAGTTTAACAGCAGCGTAAATGTGAATGGTATCGAATGGCATGCGGTTAGCGGTGCTCGTACGAAAATATCTGATATTAATTTGACAATCAACGATTTTGGCTACGCTAACGAATATGCTCAAATAACACGGCTGTATCTTGCACCCTACGCGCACCTCGAAATATCCGACAATATCGGTAATAAAACCCGTGTGGAAATAGCAGACTGCGGGCACCTCTCGGCGCAGACTGTCACTTCTCTCAGCTATCCGATATTGCGACAAATCGCATGGCTTGACGGAATAGGAAGCGACGGTGATACGGCTATCAGCATTGACGCTATCAACGGTGCTAGCATTACCGCCGACGTGCCGAACGCGGACATGCTCAAAACACTCATATCGCACGACATACCGACATACGCGTTGCAACGTCGCGCAATCGACGCGCACCGCGCCGACGCATACAATCGAGATGTAGCGCAAGCACGCGAAAACGCCATTATATCATACGAAAACGGCGTACGTTCAACTAATGTCAATAGAGACAACACGTATCGCAGTAGCTCCGCAGCGGTATCGAACACGGCGCGTGCCAATCAGCGTGACACCGCGGTGAAAGACGAGTCCAATAGTGTGCGCACTGATAATCTGACATATTCAACCACGCGGCAGAACGATGATCTAAACACCGCCACAATCAAGATAAACAATGATGTCGGTCAGGACAACACGTTACAGAACAAGGCGTTTATAGAGGGATCTCAAACTCAAGCGTTATCAAGTGTTGCTAGCGCGATAGGCACAATGGCCGGCGCCGCGCTAGTAATCGGCACCGGTGGCGCGGCGTCACCGTTGGTGGCCGGTTCCACGGCTATTGGTAGTGCCGCGCTACAAGGTTACAATACCGGTGTCGCCATAACCAATAACAAAGAACTTAACCACACAGCCAACGATGTCGCCAATACGAAAGCGAAAAATGCAAACAGAGCTAACAGCGAACAAACACAGCATTCGATAACGCAAGCAACCAACGTGACAACGCGCGCGAACACACAGGCTGACCGTAACAACGAATACGCTACAAGCGCGGCAACTGACATGACCGCCACAAGCGCGACCACGGCGAACGCGAACGCGTCGGCGTCACGTAATCAGAGTGTGAACAATGCCAAACGTGTCATGACTAACACGCGTTCCAATGTCAGCATGGCGTGGCGTGACTTACTCAATCATCCCGCGCAACCCGTTGGCGCGTATGGCGGCGACAACTTCAAACAGGCTGCGGGGCTTGATACCATGACAATCAAAATCGTTACCGAAGACAATGGCGCGATAGCGGCGGCGGGCGATTACATGCTGCGCTATGGTATCGCAAGCAACAAACTTTACAGTCGTCCGTCGTTGACGCCTTGTAAGCATTTCACGTATTGGCAGATCGCGGACATATGGCTTATCTGCCCATTTGCGCAAAACGAGCAATTGCAGACAATCAGGGATATTTTTAGCAACGGTGTTACAATATGGAACAGGCCCGAGGAAATCGGCAGTGACTTCGTACACGATAATCTATGAGGTGATGAAATGGGACGTAAACGCACGCATAAAAGGTCGTTGACCCGTGCGGAAATGGGCGAACGTGGCGCGCCGATGTGGCAGCAATCGCAAGCGCTCAATTCACAAGCGTATTCGATGGCGTATTCACAAATGTTGAATATCGCATTATCTCGTTTCAAGTGGCTTAATCTGCCGAAAACTTGCGACGCATGGTTTTTGGAATACAATTTATTGTATTTCGGCTACGCCACAATCGCGTTTCCGCATAGTAAGCCGGGCGTGTTTTTCAGCACGCAAGCGGTGACTACATCAAATTTCAATGTCTATTACAAGCCGAAGAAATGGGATAGTTACGGTATCAACGGTTGGCGTTTTCCGGTTAACAATTCAAATGGTGTTTTCATCTACGCTAACCGCGCACGCACGCCACTCATTCCGACTATTGAATTTTTCGCGCATGAAATTGAAGATTTATACATGACGCGGCGGCAAAATCGTTTCAATCAGAAAACACCGTTCATACTTGAAGTTCCAGCCGGCCAGCAAACAGCGGGCGTCAACGTTATCAAGCAAATCTCAGGCGGCGAAATGGCTATCATGACGACACCGGGTTTCACAGATTCGATGAAAGCAAACGTGTTGAAAACCAACGTCGAATATATCGGCATGGAATTACAGAACGACATTCAAAACACTTGGAACGCGTTCTATCAATCGCTTGGCATTAAAAATCTGCCGTTGAAAATGGAACGGCAGACCGCCGACGAAATCAACGATTACGGAGAACCGACCGATCTACGCGCGCTCAGCGAACTTGAGGAACGGCGTGCCGCGTGCGATATTCTCAACACAAGATTCAAAAAATACCTCAGAGAGCCGATACAGGTTGTATGGAACGAAGATAATATATCTCGCAACTACGCTTACTTGACAGACGTTGAAAGAATGAACGACGATGACAATGCGGAATGACATAAACCATTATCAACCGTGTGAATCGTACGACGATTTTCATGGTGTGATGACGTACACTTTTGGCGAGCTGCTTGACACGCCGGGCGGTGTTGACTGGAATAATGCCGCATGGTCATGGCGGGACATTGCCTATGATGACGAACAATACACGCGTTGTTGCAAGAAAATTGAAAATCGTTTCTATGATCGCGAGTTAGGCGTTATGCCACCGTCAAGATGGCGACGACACTTTATGCGACTCATTCAGGAAATTATGCCGACGCTGCGCCCGCTTTATGCGCTTGTAAGCAATAATCCTGATATAATGCTCAGTGATAGCGACATATGGCACAAAATGCGAACCGTCTACAGTGATTTCCCCGCCACGCAATTAGCCGAGAACCAAGACTATGCGAGCAACGCGACGGACAACCAATACGAGACAATCGCCAACGGTGATTTCATGGATAAAGTCAATCGTATACGAAATGACGAATACGTCGATATAGACGTAATATTACTCGAACACCTTGAAACATGTTTTAGCCCATTATGGACAATAAACATAAACAATTATTGAAAGGATAATGCGCATGTTTCCACTACTCCCGTTTTTCTCGGTATGGCCGTACACGCCCGCCATACCCGCGTTTTATTGGAATGCTAAAAGCCAAGAGGAAATAATAAAGCACATTGCATGTGAAATCGACCACATAACCGCATATCTTGATGAAATCATAACCGATATTAACAAAACATTAGCCGACTATGATACAAGAATAAAAAACATTGAAGCGCACATAAACGATTACGCATTAGCCATAACGCAAATTCAAGAACAAATCGAACACATAGGAAACACACAACTTGTGTGGAACGTCACGAAAGGTGAATACACCGATAGTAAAACAGCGTTGCGCGATCTCTACCGAGAATTGTCCGTTTACGGTGCACGAATCAGTCAAATTGCCGACATAGATATTGACAAATTGGCCAAGCATCGTACCGACGAAACGCCCGCAGTCGGCAATCTCACCATATTCAACGGCAATACGCCCCGTGTCACCGATACGGAAACCGGTAAACCATACCCGGCATTATAATCACGAAAGGACAGTCCATTATGGCAGAAACAATAAACTACAAGCTCGAAAAATATGACGCGGGCAGCCCGGCAAATCTATTAGACCAATATAATTCGTCAATGGATAAACTTGATTCGGCACTCAAACAAATCAACGATAAAGCCGAACAAGCCGTACAGGGAAACGCGCTACCGGACGGGCTTAAAGCATTCTGCACGGCCTTAGGTATTTCCAGTAGCAACGCGGCGAGTCTAGGCGCAACGCTAAACCACATTCTGAACAAAATCGGAACCGAAACGTTTACCGTTACTGATCTTGCAAACGCAAAGAAAACCGCCGAAGGGTTTATTATTCCTGGTAAGACCAAATAACAGAAAGAACATACTATGGCTACAGAAACACCGTTTTATCATCTGCCATTGTACGAAACCGGCGACTTAGCAGACTTACGCGACGAATACAACGCAGCAATGCGGATTATCGACCGTACAATACATCAAATGCAAGTGCAAGCAGAAATTAATCAACCTCAAACGATGCGAAAGGAAACCACAAAATGACAGACTACACGACTAATTTCAATCTTGAAAAATATACATCCGGTGACGCGGCAAACCTTAATGATCAATATAACGCGTCAATGGATATTATTGACACTAATCTATACAAAGTAAACACTAACGCTAGTAACGCGCTGAAAACTGCAAATCAAGCCATAACGAAAATACAAACCACAAACGACAATCTAGCAGCATTAGGCGTAACCGACAAAACCACCGCCACCACGCTTAAAAACAAGATTGATAAAACAGCGTCAAATCTCGCTGTTACAACCGAAACCACGAATAACGTGGCTGCCAACCTCAACGCATTAGGCGCGAACACCGTAGAAAACGCAATCAATCTAAAAAATCGTATAAACAACACATATACAAAAAACGAAAGCGACAAACGATATGTACAAATTCCGGTCACACAAGATACGCTAATTGCAATTGGCGATAGCTATTTCGAGGGTTTCCGAACAACTAACCCGGCAACCGATAGCATGATAGTGAAAGCGGCGAAAAAACTGGGCTTGAAGTGCAATAATTACGCAGTCGGCGGGAGTGGTTTCATCACCGGCACAACGTTCCTACAGCAATTGCAGAAAGCTAACAGCGCGACAACCGATAAGACTAAAATCAAATATGTTGTAATCGGCGGTGGCCGTAATGATGCATACAACACGTTGAAAGAAAACAACGTTACAACAGCGCTCACTTATGCTAAAACCAATTTCCCATATTCAAAAATTGTTTTCATTCCAATGTTGTTCGACAACACTTGGCCAACCCACGACGATGGCCAAAAATACGGTATCATGTGTGCCGGTGGCCGCAACGCAAACGTGCTCACCGTCAAGGATGCACCGTCGTGGGGTCTCTACTATTACACCGGAATGACAGACATACATCCAAACACTGAGGGTTCAGAAATATACGCGCAATACATAGCAACCGCAATTCAAAATAACGCGATCGTAATGCCGCGTGTAGAACGTCACATAGACATTGCACTTCCGGGCATAACGGGCGGTACATTATCAGTATTTATTAATGGTCTAGACATATCCTATGCGTTCCGAGGTGAGAAAAAAGAATGGAATCAAAATGTTTTCGCCACCGTAAACAAGTCAAACACTTGGGGCGCATGGAATATGCTTATGGGTTGGCTCGATGATAGTACACCGCTTAAACTTAAATTCGACGGTATGAATTTCAGCATCATAGACGTGTTAGGCGGTACAGGCCACGCCGGTATTATCAATTTCGCATACAATATGAATATATTCGAGCACAACTAACAAATAACAATTAACCCCGATAGGTTTTCCTATCGGGGTTTCAGTGCCATTATTTATATATCATTTAACCTCATCGTCAATTGTGACAAGATATGTACGACAATTAACTTTAAACATTTTTATTTTTCCTTTCATCGAAACCGATACCCCAATAATACCACACCACGCAACACGACACACCACAACCACACCGCAATCCCACGCACACATCCGCGTACCCCACCACACGGCACATGTCAACACCACTCGGCGTGTCGGGCG